CGTTATCCATCTAAGCTTGATAACGGTGTTGGTTGTGTTACTGATGATGGTAAGTCTAATGCCCACATTTGGGGGATGACCAACCCACCGGATATGGATACCTTCTGGGAAACATATCTTTCAGACCCACCGGCTAACGCAAATTGTTTTTTCCAACCATCTGGTTTATCTCAAGAGGCAGATTGGGTAGAATTCTTACCTGAGGGGTACTATGAAAACCTCGCCGAAGGAAAGTCAGAGGATTGGGTCGATGTTTATATTAATGCCAAGTTTGGTAAGTCGCTTAGTGGTCAGCCTGTTTTTCGGGCCTTTGATAGCACAGCTCATGTGGCCGAGAAGTCGCTCAACTACATCAAAAGCTCAACAAACCCACTAATTATCGGCATGGACTTTGGTCTGACACCGGCTTGTACGATTAGTCAGATTGATATGCACGGTAGATTTTTGACTTACGATTGTTTAGTTTCTGAGGGTATGGGGACGTTACGGTTCGTTCGGGAGAAGTTAAAGCCCCTACTCGCTAATAAATTTCCAGGTATGCCAGTCATAGTAATTGGTGACCCTGCTGGTCAGCAAAGAGCGCAAACTGATGAGCGTTCATTGTTTGATATTCTGAAACAAGAAGGTTTTAGAGTTGTGCCAGCAAAATCGAACAGTATTATTGCCCGCTTGACCGCTGTGGATAAGCTTTTGACACGTTCCGTAGATGGAAAACAGGCAATGTTAATTGACCCAGGATGTCGTCCGTTGATAAACGCATTACGTGGCGGATACCGATATAAAGTAAAATCTTCGGGCGATGTAGATGACAAACCAGAAAAAAACAGTTATTCTCACATTGCTGACGCATTTCAGTACGCTTGTTTACATGCAGATGGTAATTTAACAGGCGCCGTTGTCACACCTAAAGCAAAACAAGTTCAAGTTACTAATTATGCTTGGATTTGATATACTTGGCACAAATCACTTATGGTTAAAAGCGCATGCAACAAGCCCTAAATATTACTAGTCAGAACGCGCCGGGTGTAACGGTCGGCGGAATCGTCCCTATTAAATCCATCAGCCAGTTAATGGCTGAGGAAAAAGCAGCTGCGCAGCAGGCTAACAACGAAGCAGTAATTCAGAATTTAGCAGCGTACATCAAACAAAAATGGTGGTACGCTCGTATGGCAAAAGAATACACAGTTGAGCAGAGAATGCTTAAGTCTGTACGTGCTCGTCGCGGTGAGTATGACCCAGACAAATTAGCACAGTTGCGTGAGCAAGGCTCAGCGACAATTTATATGATGCTGACATCGAACAAGTGCAGAGCTGCTTCTAGCTGGCTACGTGACGTGTTGTTGACAGGCTCAGATGATAAACCTTGGACACTAAAACCAAATCCGATTCCAGATATGGAACCGTCGATTATTCAAGACTTAATGTTAAAGGCGCAGCAACAGCTTCAACAGATGTTGATGGCTGGTATGAATCCTTCTAATGAAGAAGTTAAGCAAATGTTGCTTGATTTGAAGGACGCAGCATATAGAGAATTAGGTGATATTGCCAAAGAAACAGCTGAGCGCATGGAAAAGAAAATGCACTCTCAGTTGTTAGAAGGCCAGTGGACTACAGCATTTGCTCAGTTTATTGATGACTTGGTAACATTCCCGTCAGCAATTTTAAAAGGTCCAGTTGTACGTAATCGTCCAGCACTAAAGTGGGTTAAAGGTCCAGACGGCCAGTACATGCTTGATGTGCAGAACACGCTAACCTTGGAGTGGGAACGTGTTAGCCCATTTAATCTCTATCCTGCGCCAGATGCTTCAACAATGCAAGACGGATACTTTATTGAGCGTCATAAACTCAGTCGCGCTGATTTGGTGTCTATGTTGGGTGTTGATGGTTATAGCGATGGTGCTATCCGCGGCGTTTTAGACCAATATGGTAAAGGCGGTTTGCGCGAATGGATTTATGTTGACTTAACTAAAGCTACGGCTGAAGGCAAATCAACAACAGCAGCAGGACAAAACCCATCGGAGCTAATCGACGCGCTACAGTTCTGGGGTTCAGTACAAGGTAGATTACTACGTGACTGGGGTATGACTGAAGAAGAAGTACCTGACCCATTAGCTGAATATCCTATCGAAGCATGGTTAATTGGTACATGGGTTATTAAGGCAGTAGTAAATCCTGACCCATTAGGACGTAAACCATACTACAAAGCATCATACGAAGAGATTCCAGGGGCCTTCTGGGGCAATTCAGTAGCTGACCTAGCCAGAGATACTCAAGACATTTGTAACGCCACTGCACGCGCTTTGGTGAACAATATGAGCCTTGCTTCAGGGCCACAAGTTGTTTACAACGTAGACCGTTTACCTGAGGGTGAAAACGTAACACAGATTTTCCCATGGAAGATTTGGCAAGTTACTTCAGACCCAATGAACGGCGGACAAGCTCCAGTATCATTCTTCCAACCAAGCTCACAAGCTAATGAACTAATGGCAGTTTATGAGAAGTTTGCTAACTTGGCTGACGAATATACAGGTATTCCACGTTATATGACTGGCGGTAATCCAACAGGTGGCGCCGGAAGAACAGCTTCTGGTATGTCTATGTTGATGACTAATGCTGGTAAATCAATCAAACAAGTTATTGCAAACATTGATGAGCATGTGATTAAACCATGTATCGACCGTTTGTATTACTACAATATGCGTTATAGCGATGACCCAGATTTGAAGGGCGACGTGCACATTCAAGCACGCGGTGCAGCTTCATTGATGGAAAAAGAATCGGCTGCACAACGCAGAAACGAGTTCTTAGCTACAGCTCTAAACAGCCCAGTTGCTCAACAGGTAGTAGGCCCACAAGGTATTGCCGAGTTGCTACGTCAAGCTGCTAGAACTTTAGATATGAACGTTGATGACATTGTTCCATCGAAAGAGCAAATTCAGTTGCAGCAGTTACAGCAACAAGCTCAGGCAATGAACGAAGCTAATCAACAAAACGGGCAAGCACAAGCGGGCGGAACTCCACCAGCTCAAAAACCTGGTTCACAACTGATGGATGGTTCACCAGTTACAAATAGTTTTCAACCGTAAGTACTTGACATCGTTTTAAAAAAGCAGTAAATAGTAAACATTAACAAGGAGTTTGATATGAAAGCAGTTCAACCTAAAGAATCGCGCTCAGCTGAGTACGCGGTTGAAGAAGCAAAAACTGATGGCATGTCTAAAGGCGGTGCAACTGGTGCTGGTGGTTCAGACGGTGGCAACTTCGCATTAGGCAAGCGTTCAGGTGAATACGCGCAAGTTTCAGCAAAAACTGAAGGTTTGTGTAAGTAATAGATGAGAATTGACGAGCGTATTGCTCGATGCTTGACTCATTTAAGAGCATCAGAGTTTGACCACTTTAGAGAATATCTCAGAGCCAAAAGGCAGGGAGCACTCGAAAAGATGGCCACATCTCAAGATGAAAAACTGATTTTTAAGCTTCAGGGAGAAGCTAGTATGTTGGCAGAATTACTTGACAACATCGAAGGTGCAGAAGCACTACTCGCTAAATTAAGAAAGTAAACTGCCGACCGTAAAGTCGGGGCGGAAGAAATCAAACAGGTTTTTTTAACCAGTAGTACAACAAGTAGCAGACCGTTTAGCGTGGAAAGCTGACCGTAAAGTCGGAGCCGGAATCGTGAGTCGGAGCGAAAGGAGATAGAAATGGCGTTGCCAAAAGCAGTACAACAACAAATTGATGATGCAGACCGTCTAGTGGCGGAGTTAAACGGAGATAAGACCGGTGATAATGGGGAACCCCCAAAAGACCCGGAGACTGGCGAAGGAAATCAACCACAGGAGCCTGCGACAACAGTTGTAGACCCTGCACCAGCACCCGTTTCGACAGAGCCGGTAAACCAGATTCCTGAAGAGAAGTGGGAAAATAAATACCACACTCTAAAGGGCATGTACGATGCAGAAGTGCCTCGCCTACACTCACAAGTGAAAGAATTGAACCATCAAGTTCAAAACCTCATGGCTGAGATGGCAGTAGCTAAAGCTAACGTACCCCAGGAAAACAAGGCACCGTCTTTAATCACTGAACAAGACAAAGAAGCGTTTGGGCCGGATTTAATTGACCTTATTGAACGTGCAACTGAAGCGAAAGTTTCTACTTTCCGTGAACGTGAAGCACAACTACTAGGCGAAATTAAAGAGCTTAAAGGCAAAATTGGTGATGTAACAGAACGTCAAGTTTCGTCTGATAAAGACAGATTTTTGGCGGGTTTAGGACAACAAGTTCCTGATTGGGAAGCACTAAATGTTAATCAAGGCTTTTTAGCTTGGTTGCAAGAAGTAGACCCAGTGTATGGAATTCCTAAGCAAGTTGCGTTAACTAATGCTTATGAGAATTTGGATGTTGGTCGCGTTGCGGCAGTGTTCAATGCTTATAAAGCAATGGTTACACCAGCTCAGCCAGCTAAGCAGAAGGTAAACCAAGAACTTCAGCGTCAAGTGGCACCGACCCGTTCACGGGCAACAACTGAGCCGACTGATTCTCCGAATCAGCGCATCTGGACAGAAGCAGAAATTAACAGTTTCTACAACGACTACAGACGCGGCTTAATTGATGCAGACGAAGCGGTTCGAATTGAAAGAGAAATCCACGCTGCTGCTGGCGAAGGACGCGTTCGATAATGTAGAATAAATCCCGAGTTAGTAGTGGCATATAAAACCCTAGACAAATATCTTTAGAAAGGAAATAAAATGTCTACACTAACTCCGGGCGCAACCTACCCGATTAACTCAGGTGGTTTTAACGCACCTAACGGCGCAACAGCTTACTCAGGTACAGCTTATTCTGGTACTTTCATCCCGACTCTTTGGTCAGGTAAATTGGCTCAGAAATTCTATGCCGCAACTGTATTCGGTGAAATTGCTAACACAGATTGGCAAGGCGACATCACTGGTATGGGCGACACAGTAAT